AAGGCGAGGAAGTTTTCTACGCCTCTAAAAATAAAGGCACCATTAAAGGTGTAGAAAAAACTGAGGAGACTAAACCTATGAGTTATATTCAAAAACTGCTTGAAATGAAAAGGGATCCTGCTAAGGCTAATGAGCCTGACGGACCTAAGACACCCTATCGTTCCGTATCTGGAGGAAAAACTGGAGACATCAGCACGGGTAATAGGCTGATCAAGCCTGGGCCTAGTGGTCGTAGAGACACAGGAAAAGCAACGAGAAATATCAAAAGTAGGGTATCACAATATACCGCAGGACCAAAAGGAAAGCTTCCTGGAAAGCGAGAGGATTCTAGCACCGAGTATCGGCGTATTGGAGCCCTTATGGCTGAAGCTCTGGGTTATCGTGTTGATGAGTTAGCATTCCTTGCTCCTTTAGCTACGGGGGCAGCTAAAATGGCTGGTAAATATCTTGCTAAAAAAGCAGCAGTAGGCGCTGCAAAGAAGGCCGCTGGAGCCTTGAAAAAACCTGAAAAACCTGAGGAAAAAGAAATGGAAGAATCAATTTGGAACCTTTATAGAAATATGGCTATAGTGTTAGCTGAAGCTTTTGCTGGCCCTATTGCTAGTAAGTATGGTGAGAAGAGAATGAAGTCTGGCGGAACCGAGGGGATGAAAGATCCCCAGGTCAAAGCTGGTGCTAAAGAGGCTCAAAAAAGAGTAGATAAAAGGCTTGGAGTCTCAACCAACCTTCGCGCTAAGGATGCTGTTCAAGCGGCTATGAACAAACGAAGAGCAGAAGCTAGAAAGAGTTCAGGGGGCTCAAGCGATAACCTGACTCCTGGAGATAAGAAAGCCCTTGCCCAGCGCGATGTTGACCTTCGTAGTGGGGATAAATGAAAAATAAAAATTACAAGGTAACGACGAAGCTCCCTCAGCTTCCAGATTTGGATGAAGGTGAGGGGCTTCTGAACCTATTTGATCAGGATAATCCTGACATCAATTTGTTCAACCTTGTAGATGACGAGATGATTCGTCTTGCTGGTTCTAAGTTTCTATTCTACAAATACTATCAAACTGATGAGTATGATGAAGTATACATGGAATCTAGAACTAAGCCTATCGCTAAGACTCCTATAACCGTTCATGGTCACTACGATCCTGTGGCTATGAGCGAGGAGCTTACTCAATTTGGTATTGAGCTTACTAATGATCAGCTTTTTACATTCAATAAAAGCTACATCGAGCGCAAGTTAGGTAGATCTGTCGTTCCTGGTGATGTGATCAAGCCCATGTTCCAAGAGCAGAAGTATGAAATCTTTGAAGTAGTTGAGGATAGCTTTGAAGCATATGGTGTTTACCATTTAGTATGCTCTGCTAAACTCCTCCGCGATTCTGATATTATTCAGGACACCCCACTTACCAATGTTAGCGATGATATTGGAGGATACGCAGGTATAGATGGTTGACTACAAGTATACAGATAATAACGGTCTAAATGTAACCTGGGAAGCTTCTGCAATAGAAAGCCGAAGCAGTAAGTATTCTACAAGAGAGGGGGATATTCGTGCAAGAATCTTTAAGATGACTCAGGCTAAATCTAATATCTCTTTTATCTATAGAGAGTCTCTCAGATCCATGATCGCTTCCTTCAATGATATCGGATACTTTGATGCACAAGATAAGTTTGTAGATGTAAAATGCATTCATGGAAATGCTGAAAGAGCTATTGCAAAGCTCAAGCAAGAGAATAGTATTATTCTACCCATGCTGTCTATTTCGCAAACTATATCTGATAATGATGATACGCGAAGACGCTATGAGAGTGTATTAGTGAATGAAAAGTATTGGGATAAGGAGAAGCATCGTGCTGTACGAGTTCTTAGCCTAGCCCCTCGTCCTGTAAATGTTCGTTACCAACTCAATATCTGGTGTAAATATATGTCGGACATGGACCAGATACTGGAACAAGTTCGTCTCAAATTCAACCCAGAGATGAATGTTCCAACCAAATACTCAACCTTGGCAAAAGCGTTTCTCGAATCTGAGGATGCGGTCGGTTCTATGACCGCTCAGGATAAAGACGATAGAGTTCTAAAGAAAACTATGAATATTACTTTTAGAACTTATATCCCTAGTCCTAAGTTTCTCGTCACTTCTACGGGAGAGATTGAAGAGTTCAAAATTCAAACTACTTGAAAAAAAAACTTTCACAAATATAGATAATCAATAGTACATAATAAGGAGAGAACCTGTTATGAAAGTAGTAAAAAACGATTGTATGCAAACCATAACTGTTTTTTTTCAAACAGAAACGGGGTGTAAAGAGAGATCAATGAGACCTGGGGAGACCATTGTTGTCCCTGAGTCTTACATCACGGAACAGATAAAGACACTGCATAGACGCAGGATATTCAAAATTTCTAACGCTTGAGGAATAAAACATGCCTAACTTTGTAAGCCCAGGTGTATACACCATTGAAAAAGACATTTCTGATTACGCACCTTCGATTAATACTTCAATCGTTGGTATCGTTGGTTTTGCCTCTAAAGGCCCAACTAACAAAGCTACTCTGATTACTGATCAGAATAAACTTATCAGAACATTTGGAAATCCAAGTGAGGATATTGATGGTCAAGCTCTTGAGGGTGCTCTTGAGATTCTTGAAACCACAAACTCAATTTACTTTGTTCGGGCTGCAAATGATTCAACCGCTACTGACGCTTCGGCTTCTTTGTCGGTAGGTTCTTGTCCTGCCTTTATCGTGTCAGGACCAGCAACTACTGGTAATGCTAGAAACTGTTTCGGTGGTACAGGCGGTACTGCAAGCGCACTAACGCTTAGAATTCAAGTTTACGATAACAATGGAACTGCTAAATTCCTAGATAACGGTGGAGTTGGTAAAGATTTTGTTATCAATACTGGACTTGCCAGCAACCAAGGGGCTGCTCTGAGAAGTGTAATAGGTGGTGCGCTTGATGCTGAACATTTAGGCGTATTCGATGACGGAGACGCTACCACGGGTGGCCTCGGTCTTTCTGGTGCTATCGTAGGTTCTTACGCAGGATCAGGGGCTTATATGTCCGTATCCGCCTGTAAGGGTACAAGCTTCAGCGAAGCAGAGGGTGTTTCTGCTCTTAGGATGGTCAACTCTGCAAGTGGTGGAGCTACTGATTTCGGTGTTTCTGGTTCTTACGCTTCAGCACTAAAAGTTTATGGATCTACCTTTGAGACCACGGGTGCTAATGCTGCTGCTTATGTAGTAGAAAGCTTATACCCTGGTGCTGGTTACAATGGTGGAGTAAAAACTAATGGTGACACTAGCGGTAACTCAATCACAATCAACGGACTAGGCTCACAAAACTTTAGTGTTGTTGTAAATGAAGATGGAGTAGCCTACGAAACTTTCAAAACTAGTTTTGTTGGTTCAGGAGCTTTCATTGAAGATGTAATCAATACAGGTGAGACTAATGCTGTTTCTGATATTATCAAAGGTAATCTGTACAAAGCAGGTGCTGATGCTACTGCGGCAAGTCTTACAAACTTTACTGGTCACGCTGGAACCCTCTTTGGTGCAGAATCATTTAGTGTGACAACTCAAGCTCTTCTTCCTGGACCAACTGAGGGTGATGGTGTTGGAGACGCTACCACATATACTTCAACTAGTGATAGAGGTGGTAGATTCATCAAGCTTATCCAAGCTCCTGCAACTAATCTAGCTGGTGGAACCAACGGAACTGGAACTGCTAATGAAAATGCTGTTGCTCTAATTGGTACTGCAACATCAGATCCAAAAACAGGAATGCAAGCTCTTGATGATCCAGTTCTCAACATTGGCATAGCTCTTGTTCCTGGAATCTACACCCAAAGTGTTCAGAATGCTCTGATTACCTTGGCTGAAACTACTCAAAACTTCCTAGCTCTAGTTGCTCCACCTTATGCAATCGGTGGTGTTCAGGAGGCTATTGATTGGAGTAACGGTAAGTCTTCAAGCTCCGCAGGATCTAGAACTTCAGCGATCAATAGCTCTTATGCTGCAATCTACTGGCCCCATGTAAAAGTATTCTCTGTATTTGACGGAAAGGATCGTTGGCTTGATCCATCAATCTTTGGTGCTCGTCAAATGGCTTTCACTGATTCTGTAGCTGATAGCTGGTTTGCTCCTGCTGGCTTCCGCAGAGGTCGTCTGCTCAAGCCCAGCGAGACTGAGGTAAAGCTCAACCAAGGTGATCGTGATAGCCTTTACAGCGGTGGTAATGTTGTCAACCCAATTGTCAACTTCCCACAGCAAGGTATCACCATCTTCGGTCAGAGAACTACTCAGCGTAACCCCACAGCTCTTGACAGAATCAATGTTCGCAGACTCATGATCTACATTCGCAAGGTCATCCTGCTTGCAACTCAACGATTTGTCTTCGAGCCTAACGACGAATTTACTTGGGCACAGATCGAAGGTGTTCTGAACCCCTTCCTTGATGATATCCGTAGACGCAGAGGTATCACTGAATTCCGTGTTGTCTGTGATGAGACAGTAAACACTCCAATCAGAGTAGATCGTAATGAACTCTGGACTAAGGTTCTTATCAAGCCAACCAAGACTGCTGAGATCCTCATCTTTGAAATTAATCTAACTAACCAATCGGCTCAGTTAGGAACCCTCTAAGGAGATAAATAATGGCATCATCTTACTACAAGAATAAATATGGAAGAGACTTCACCCCTGGACAGGGGCTACCTACGGTTTCTACAGATCTAGACTCGGTACGGGCTTATCAGTTTGAGATTCACTTCTTTGGTCTTCCAGAAGATATCACAAATACAACCGATCTTACCCTAGCAGCTAAAAAAGTTGGGGGTCTTGAGATGAAGAATGAAGCAATCGTTATTGATCGTGTCAACGACAAGCTTCACTACCCTGGTAAAACTACTCCTGGCGAGCTTACAGTAGACTTCGATAACCTTTACCTTCGTGAGACTGCTTCTGACCTTTATCGCTTCTTCCGTCACACTTATGATCCAATCACAGGTGAGATGACTAAGAGCGCACAGCCTGGAGGATCCGCTGGTACTACCTTCAAAGCTGACAAGGTAGAGGTTGTAATGCTCGATAATACCCTAACTCCACACTCAGTTATTGAGCTTTACGGAGTTTACCCAACTTCTTGGAGTGCTTCTGAATTTAATTATTCACAAAACCAGTTCCACCAGTTGACTGTAAACTTCAAGTACGACTTCATGAATGTTTATAACTACTCAAACCCCTCCTGATAGGGTAGGTTCATAAAATTTGAAGGCTTAGTCTGACTGTACAACCAGACTAAGCCTTCTTTCGCTTATCTATAATATATCATGGATTACTTCTCAGAATTACTAGAGAGCTATAGTAAGCTCAAGAAGCGGACATTCAAACTTACTTATATTAGTGAGCAGGAAGAAGGAGAAGCATTTTCTACTCTTCAACAAATTCTAGGTCAAGCTCCCGAAGGTGACTATCAGCCCATGCCATCGGACCAGTATCCTGCTCTTGGTTCCTTTTATTATAGAAAAAGTAAAACAGGAGGGGTTACAGTTAGGCAAGGGCAACAACAAGCCACGGTGCTTGACCCACAGGGCCAAAAAGCTAAATTAAATGCTAAAGGAAAGTCTAACGAAGCTGGAGATAAGATGTGGGAACGCCTGTATAAAGCACTTTCTGGGGAAGGACCAGATCCTACTGCACAAGAAGCCGCTGATCAGACAGTTACGGACACGGAACAACAACAGCAGGCTGAACGCCTATCAAAACTTGCACAGCCTGGGGGCTCGTTTGAGGAGCGCGGATATGATTTAACTCAAATTGCTCCTGCTTTAGATTCAATAGATAATAGTATTCGCACAGTTCAAAAAACCTGTGAACAATATGATCCTAAAAACCAACCTAAATATTGTAAATCGCCAGGAACTTACTTAACAGGATCTAGTAAGGCAGGATTTGCATATAAATTGTCAGCAGGTAACGTGGTTCAAGTAGACCCAGAGACTGGAAAAAAGACTGGTGACGGTAAACTTGAGCCAGGACTACTTAATTCTGTAGCACAATCACATGATGCTCTTATGGATTTCTTAGGGGGTAATGGTGATTGTGATACTATAGCACAAAAGGTTGGATTCTATAAAAACAGAATGGTGATTTTTGGATCGGATACCTCAGAGGGTATCACAATAACTCCAAACGATCTACAAAATGACGCTGTAAAAAAAATACAAGATACCTGTGGTGAAAATGTAAATCTTACAGAAATTGCAGAAGATAATCTTAATACAAACGCTATCAATGCAATCAAGGGAACATTTAATGAGCTTGTAATGCAATTAGGAGTTCGTCTATTAGCTGCTCCTGATGAGGCTTCCAGAAAAGCAGCGTTCAAAGAAATTGCAGAGGAGATAGATAAGAGGAGACAGTTTTTAACGGAGTATGCTCAGTCTTTGGCTGTTGAAGATGATGTAGCTCTTGGACTTGATGAGACTTTTGAAAGAGAAGTTCTCACGGAACAAGCAGGGATTGCACAGAGCAACACAGCACTCAAGAACTGGTTCCTGAAAGAACTATCTTTTCAGATGGCTTTCATCAAGGCAGCGGGCGCAGATAATGTAGAGCCAGCGGGTAGAGATATTAAAACTGGTGGCCGCGAAGATACTAATCTGATTTATAATGATCAGAGCAGAGCAGAGGCAGCAGCCAAACAATTTGGTTCCAAAGCGATCAAAAGAAGTGATGGAACCTATTCTGTAGGCATTGGACAAAAAAGAATTGAAAAACTCAAAAAAGTCAAACTGGGAGAGATAAACTCTACTCAAAGAATGCTGGCTATTCTAACTGGTGAAGCTAAAAATGATATCAACATAGAGCCTGGATTCCAAAAAAAGATTTCAACTATGCAATTTGGCGGGGATCAGGCTAGAGAAGATGCGGCTATAAGTTATTTAAAAAATCTTGAGGCTAAAATTGAAAGAATGGTAAAGCCTCTAACACAGTATACAACTTATATTGATAGCACAGGTAAGATTAAGTCTGAGTCCCCAGAGACCCGACTAAAAGGTATAGCAAGTACTTTGAAAGGTCTAATCGGTTATAATGCTCTAAAAGAATCTGCCCTGGGAAAAGCACTATTTAATGGAGATAAAGGATATCAAGACTTTTCAGAGACAAGCACACAGCAAAGGGCTGCCGAAGTAGTAGCCAGAGAGGCTAGATTCAAGGAAATGAAGAAAGCTATTGAGTCTGGAGATCAGGCTGCCCAGGATGCGGCTGTAAAAATGGCTTTGGTTTGCGGAGCTAATGCTAACGATATGACTCAGGTATTTACTGATGATTCTGGTGAGACATATGCGATCCCACATAACAAAGTATTTGAAGAAGTTTGTAAAGCAAATACTGCTGGTACTTTAGATGTAAAAATTTCTGGAACAACTATGACAATGACCACTCTTGATGGTCTTGAAATTAGTTTCAACCAAGAAGGTACTTGGGGTGGTGGAGAAAGAAGAACTAGAAGTAATACTAGAATTTCTCCTGATACCATCAAGAGACTAAATACACTCACTAAGCAGACTGCTGAATCTACACTTCATAAATTCCTAGAGGGTCAGATGAAACTACTACAAGAGATTCTTAATTCATCCAAATAGAATCCTCTTCTTTGAGTAGATCATCGAATAAATATATTCTATAGTGTAGTCCGTCTTTGTGTATTTCTATGTAGTTATTAGATTGTACTGCTACATTAGAGGGGATGATGGCTAATGTTTGCTGCCTATCTTGTTTGAATATAATCATGGGAATTTTTCCGCACTTGTCAGAATCTTTTTGGCATTGGTCTATAAATTTCCAGACTTCACTACTATAATTATATAAACTATATAGGTTTTGGTTATTGTATCCTTTTTTACACTCTATACAGTATTTGAAGTTCTGTGGAGTAATCAAGTCCCCATAAATTTTTAGGTGATCTGGCAACGAGTGAGTGGTGGCGAACGCACCAGACCCAGGAGTTCTCGAAAATTCTGTGGTTCCCAGTCTATCATTGAGTATCTTGGCGATCTGCCTCTCGAATGATGAGCCTTTCGCCCTACTGTTCACTTTCTTTTTCTTCTTCAATGCAGAAATATCGTAATTATCTTTCATAATAAGCTCTCTGTACTATAATAGACCAATGGACGCCGAGAATACCAATATCAAACTCGATGTTAGTCAATGGAGAATCCGAATTGATGATCGGAATCGTAATCGCATGAAACTACAAATCAAACTATCTAAGGACGAGGCGACTGCCTTCAAAAACTTCGCAAACGTATGTAAGCCAGAAGAGATCTCTGATGATGATTTCATCAAAACTGTTTTCGTAACTGGCATTGAAGCTCTAAACCGACAGCTTGCTGAGATGGTGCAGCAGTATGCTGCTCAAAACAAGGAAGAGCTTGCTGCTTCTGGGATTACCGTCATCGAAGATGAGGACGGTGGAGTTAGGCTCGAAGAAACTAAAGCTGACTGATGTATAAACTAGAGTTCCTCAAGAAGGAAAATGATCTGAACAAGATCATCAAGGCTAACAAGAAGGATAAGAACAAGATGAATATCCTTTTTGTCTCTCTGTGGGATGAGTGGTCTGAGAGACTTGTTGAGTCTCTAAAGGAACGCTACGCTAACGCTGAGAAGGGCCAGCCCCTCTATGTGGTAGATAGCTTCTATATGCCTCACAGTTTCGTTATCTATAACACTACAAAGCTCCCACACCTTGTACATATCAACGACAAAGGAGCGCAATCAGAAGATTATCTACCAATGATTTACAAGACGCTCCTGCCTGAGAAGAAGAGAAAGAATCGGGCTAAATGAGATCGTCCTTGTGGCGTTCGATGTAAGTCTCAATCTTTTTTGCATACTTCTTCTCTCTAGTATAAAGTAATTTTAAATTGTTTATAATTACGGTTGTGAAGTAATTGAATGCCGAGCCCTTCCTTGGCTTAAAATTCTTCACAGTCCGTAGTACCAGAGTAAAGCATTCTTGCTTCGCGTCATCGGGATCTACATTGAACTTGAAGGTCTCGATGATGTTCTGTATTAGGACATCAAATAAAGAAACTAGCTCTTCCTCATAATTTTCTGGGTCTTGCTGGTATGATAGGATGATCTCTTCAAATCTCTCGTTATCTATGTAATGGTTTTTCATACACTATAATAGCCATGTTTGATTTAGACAAGTTGTACCAAGGGCATAACGCATATGGGGATAATCCCCTTTGCCACGGATGCTCTATTCTAGATAAGTCTAAGCCTTGCCACTCCGTTATGGACTATGAGGAATTAGATTCATCTCCAGCACTATTCCTATCTGACTCACTAAAATATCAGCTAGGTACAACCCAGGCTTTTTCAAAGCCAGAGATTCAACTTATCAAGGAATGCTATCCCGAGAAGTTTGTTATGGCAGCTTCGGTAAAGTGTCCGTCAATCAAAGATGGTGACATGAATCCTGCGGATATGAACCTATGTCGTCAACATCTTGAAGCGACTATTGATAAGATCAAACCCAAGCTCGTATTTGCGTGCGGGAATCTTTCTATGAAGATGCTTATCAAGAAGAGTGGCATCACTAACAAAAGAGGAAAATCATATGAATACAGTACTACTGCTGGGCACTCTTGCGTCGTTGTTCCTATCTATCACCCTTATTCTTGTATCAAGGAGCCTAGGCACCTACATCTATTCAAGACGGACATCTCAAATGCATACGAAAAATATGTACTTGAGAGGAGAACTGAGGGAAGTTTCTCGTACAAGGTTCTAACGGATATTGAATCCGTCGAAGCCTTGGCTACTAAGCTAAAGGATAGCACGGAAACCTTTGCTGCCGACTTGGAAACTACAGGACTGAACTTTTTGAAGGATAACATTATGACCGTTGCTATCTCCACAAGGGAGCAAACTTATGTTATCCCTCTGGATCATAAGGATAGTCCATTTAGGCAAGGACAACCTGATTATGCGAAGGTGTGGGGATGTATGCGTCGAATCTTCGAGAATCCTCACAGCAGAAAGGTATTCCATAACGCCAAGTTCGATCTCAAGTTTCTTATCAACTACGGTATTTATCCAAAGAATGTATGGGATACTAAGATTATGCACCACCTTCTTGATGAGAACATGCCTAAGTCTCTGATGGATCTAACTAAACTTTACTTCGCAAAGGAACTGGAGAATCTGTAATGCTGACAATTGAAAACCCCAGCAAGTTTGATTGGGCTAACATGGATCTATCCGATTGCTGTGAAGGCAACGCGATGGATACCTACTTCACACTAAAGCTTTTCGATGTTATTATGGAAAAGCTAGAGGATCAGCCTGTGATGAAACTCATTGAAAATGTTGTCATGCCTTCTCTTGAAACTTTCGCAGAGATGGAGTATAATGGCCTGATCGTAGATGAAGACAAGCTAGAGTCTGTCGGTCGCCAACTTCGCTCCAAGAATATAGATGATGAGGATTCCCTATATTCTTGCAAGGGGGTACTGACTACCGATAACCTAGCTTCAAACAATGACCTAATTGAGATTCTGTATCTTCGAGAAGAAGGTATGGGACTCTACCCACCTGATCGAACAGGAAAGGGTAAGCCATCTGTATCCGCACCCACACTAAAACTACTGCTAGAGCATATCGAAGAGGAGCTACAAACCCGTGAGTAAGTGGAAGCATAGGGACGAAGGCAAAAGAATTAGTAAAGCAGTAATTGCAGATAAATCCACCGAGGAACTTCATAGTGCCCGTACCTTTCTAAAAGGTTTGTTGGATCTTCGCAAGAGTGAGAAGCTGACTAAAACCTATATCGAGGGAACTAAGAAGGCCATTGAATACAACGGCAAGAACAGAGTATACTGTGATTTCCGTTTCGATGGTACGGCAACTGGACGCCTATCCTGTGCAGCATATAATGCACAGAAGGCTATGGGTGTTTCGTTCCACACCCTGCCCAGAGAGACTGAAAATAATATTCGTTCGCTGTTTGCTGCTCCTAAAGATTGGGCCTTTATTGCAGCAGACTACGCAGCGATGGAACTGCGGGTCTTGTCGCATATTGCCAAGGAAGGTAATATGCAAAAGGCTTTCAATGAGGGTGCTGACCTACACACCTATACTGCTAAACTTCTATTCAACAAGCAGGAGATTAGCAAAGAAGAAAGACAGATTGCGAAGGCTGTATCCTTC